ACTCACATATTGAATGTGTGGGGTGTGGTTCTTAAAACATATTAAAATGAATGATATTCAAAAAAACGTAATAACGAATTTAATAGGAATAATAATACTTGGAATTAATGTATATGCTTTTTATTGGAAGGCATTGGGGTTAATTGATTTTTGTGTAGTATTAGTGTTCGCATTGGCTTTGTTTTTATTTAAAGCCGACCAAACTAAATTATGGTTAAAAAAAGCATTGAAAGGCATATTATCAAAATTTTCGTAGTTTGTTTATTGGTTGCCTGTTCGCCACAAAAACGAATGAACAGGTTAATTAAAAAACATCCACATTTAACCGAAATAAGTTACGACACAATTCGGGTAATTGATACGTTTGTAGTTCATCAATACGATACGACATTAATAAACAACGTAATTAAACAGGATTGCGTTATTATCATAAACAATGAAAGGGTTAAAATATCATACAGATACGACACTATCAAAGAGCAAATCATTCATTCAATTAAACTACCTAATGATACGATTTACAAGGAAAAAATTATACCGATTGAGGTTAAGAAAGTGGTATATAAAGAATTGAGCTGGTGGGAAAAGTACCAAACTTTAATATGGGTTGCTTTGGTTTTGTTTGTTGGGTTGGTAATTTATAAACGATTAACAAAGTGAGTGTAAATAAAAACCATAACAAAAGATATAGGGACGGGAAGAAAAACCCACAATACAGATTAACCCAAACCGAAGCCGATATAGTACGGGAATATAGGCGGGTTGTAAGTGAAGCCGAAAGGGAAGGTATTAATCCCAATGATGTAAAACACGGCTGGATTAAATCAAAAAAGGCGAGTTTATTTTTTAAAAATTCACAATACAGGCAACAGGAAAAAGATAAGTTTTTTGATGAAATGCTTAAAACGTTTTCCGACCACGCACCAACATACAATAAATTTGAATACAATAAACACTTAGAAAACCATTTATTAGTTATTGACCCCGCAGATGTTCACATAGGCAAGGTAGCTTCGGAAATGGAAACGGGGCAAAGTTACGATAGCCAGGAAGCCGTTATTCGTGTTATTAAGGGGGTTAATTCAATTTTAAATAAAGTTCAGGGGTTTCCAATTAATAAAATATGTTTGGTTCTTGGGAATGATATATTACATTATGATACACCAAACAAAACCACAAAGGGAACACAGGTTGACTCAGACGGCTTAATGTGGTATGAGTGTTTTCTAATGGCTAAACGTTTGTATGTTGAAGTTATCGAAACGCTTTTAAAGGTTGCCCCCGTACATTGTGTTTTTTGCCCAAGTAACCACGATTACCAAAGTGGGTTCTTTTTGGCTCAATTAATAGAAACACATTTTAAAAATTGTGGCGATATTTCCTTTGATGTATCCCCCGCATATCGAAAATATATAGCTTACGAAAACAATTTATTAGGATTTTCACACGGGGATAAAGGCAAGTCAAACGAATTGCCGTTAATTATGGCAACGGAATGTCCGCACCTTTGGGCTAAATGCAATCGAAGGTATATTTATTTACATCATTTCCATTCTAAACGTTCAAACGATATTGTTTCGGTTTGCGTTGAAACAATGCGTAGCCCATCGCCCCCTGATAGTTGGCACCATTCAAACGGCTATCTAAATTTACCAGCCATCGAGGGTTTTATACACCATCCAACAGGCGGACAAATCGCACGAATTACCCATTTCTTTTAGTATTAACATTTAGTTGTTAATTATTTTTTTTATGTGTTTTGTGTTTTGTATTGTATTTATATATATATTTACAGAAACATTTAAAAAGTCAAAATGAAAGAAATACAAAAAATTTTAGAACAAGTAGAACAAGGTAAAATAACAACTGATGATGCAGTTAAACTAATTAGATATGTTGTTATAGAATTACACGAAAAAGAATTATTAGATTTTGCTTTTGCTTTAAGAGAAAAATCTTAACTATGAAAAAAGAACTATTTAACATCTTGGCAATTGTAGCTGCCTTTTATTTGAGTTACAAAATTATATTTTATTTATTAATTAACATTTAAAACTATGGCATTTACAGAAAACAAAGAATTTAATTCATTAACTCCTGATGTTATTTATGTAGTACCTATTGAAGTTAAAAATTTATTAAACAGGGTTTTAAATGGTAATTTATCTTCAATGGCATTTGTTAAAAAAGATGAAGAAGGTAATTTTAAAATTAAACCAGCAACTCATAGAGATAATAAAATTATATTACAAATATTTAATTCAAACAAATAAAAAATAAAACTATGGTACGAACATTCTACGTGCAAAAAGGTAAAGAAGAAATAATGCACAAATTTAAAGAAACCAACGAAAAGTTAGGTTTAAATTACTCATCCACAATAGTTAAATTGATGGAAAAGTTTAACAAAGAAAATTCTAAAAAGGTAAAAGATGGAAACGGAAATTAAATACTCGAAAAACATTTTTACTTTGTCCGATCAACATACGGAAGTCGATATTGAATTAAGTAAAAACCACGATACGAGTTCGGTAACATTTACCAGCTTTGGAACTAACTACAACCTTTGTATTAACAATGGCGAATTTATGCAATTGCTCAAATTATTAAACACAATAAAAGAACAATTATGAATTTATCGAACTACGAACAAGCGAACTATAAACATTTACAGGATAGATTGGAACAATGGCAACGACACGATTTCGAAAAGCAATTTAATAATAAACTATATAACGTTTTAAAGCGTGTTAATTGGCATAAGAATATATTTGTAAAGAAACACACCACTTTAAAAATTGGTTCGCTTATAAGCGTTTTAAATGGTTTTGAATATTGCCAAAAGGAATTAAAGCACATTAAAACACAGATGCGATTAATGAACATATCTACATTACGCACTAATTATATATTATTACGGACTGAACATTTAATTAATTTAACCTATAAAAAAATACAACAATGAATATTAAAGAACTTGCGAAGAAATACGAACTTAATAAAACCGATTTTTGGGAACTTAAACGGGGTACAATGTCAAAATGGATAATAACACACGATGCCGTTGAAAAGATTGCTTACAAAGAAGGTATTACGTTTTCGATGCCTGATATTATTAGGGATGGCAATAACGATATTGCGATGCTGGGAACGGGAACGTTAAAAGAACGCACCGAATGGAGTACGGGTGAAGCATCCCCAAAAAATTGTAAAGCCCCTTACCCGTTTGCTATGGCAGAAAAGCGTTTAAAAGATAGGTTAACGCTTAAATTAATTAACGCTTATCAATACGGCATTTATTCGGATGTTGAAGCGGACGCATTTAAAAAAAGTAACAATGGATAACACAGGAAATAAATACTTTTTAAACGTGCTATTATCAACAATAGACGAAAGGTTAAAAGATATTGAAATAGAATATCAAAACCCTAACGAAAAATACGTTGCGTTACGCACAATTTTAGAACAAATCACAGAACAATATAAAAAATCTAAACAATGAAAAAAGAAAAAATACCAATGTTTATAAAAGTAAATTATGTAATGGTATGGAATAAAGACAGAACAAAAAAAGTACGTCAATATATTAATGATATTAAAGATTTAAATAAAAACTAAACAATGAAAAAAGAACATTTAAGTTATTCGGCACTAACAAATTTTGCCAAAAGCCCCAACCATTTATTAAGTTATTGGAATAGAGTATTTGAACCAACCCCAGCTATGTTGTTCGGTTCGCTATTACATAAGATGATACTTGAACCCGAAACGTTTAGCCAACAATACGCAGTTTATGAGGGTACACGAAGGGGTAGGATTTGGGAGGAATTTAAAGCGGTTAACGACCAAAAGGATATTGTTACCACAAAGGAATACAACCACGCATATAAGGTTTACGAAATGGCAAAAAATAACGATGTATTTCGCACCCTATTAATGACAACAACCGAAACGGAAAAAGAATTATATTGGGATTTCGAGGGTGTTAAATATCGTGGCTTTGCTGATATGATTGGCGAGGGTTTCGTAGCTGATATCAAAACAACTGTTGATGCTGGAAGTAAGTTTGAACGTGATTTATGGTACAATGACTATTCTTTACAGGCAGTTATGTACTTAAAAAACTTTAAACCAGGTACAAAATATTTTATTATTGCAATTGAAAAGGGCGAACCATATAACGTTCAGGTTTACGAAATAGGCGAAGAACTATTAGACAAAGCCAACGCACGTTACAAGGATTTAAATGAACGTTTTAAGGCTTGGGATGGTAAACCCCAAAGTTATTCAAACGAGATTAAAGTAATAGGTTCAAAAGAATTTATATATTAACCAATTGTATCAGTTAGTAAGGCATTAAATAACTTGGGGTACATTTTATTTATTAATTGAAAGCTGGTACATATTTTTAAACAAATAAAATGAATTCTATATTAGAACAATATAACAAGCAAATAAAAAAAGAGATTAACATATACAAAAAAAAAGAATTATGTTTATCGTATTGGAATAAACTTTTATTTATTGAGTCTAAAAATTTAGATATTAATGATTGGAGAAAAATAAGAACAGATAAGTATTGGTTGATTAGAGATAATTTTTTTGTTAAAGATTTAAAAGATGAAAGTTCAATTAAAAATGAAATATTAACAATTAAGTTTATATTAAAAAATATTAATAATTATAAAAACAAACAAAAAAACAAATAAAATGACTGAACAAGAACAATTAAAGAAAACAAAGGAAAAAATGATGTCTGATATTAAATGGCATATAGAGTACCACGAAAAAAAATTGCAAGAATTTAAATTACAATTAGAATTAATTAACCAAAAAAACAAATAAAATGAGTGAATTAAAAATAACAGGTAATATAACAAAAGTGTTAGAATTACAAAAGGGAACATCAAAAGCGGGTAAGGATTGGCAAAAGTTAAACTTTATCGTTGAAACCGATGCGGAATATAATAACGTTTATTGTTTCGAATTATTTGGCGAAGATAAAATTGAGAACTTCAACAAATGGAACAAGGTAGGTTCAAAGGTAACCATTGGGTTTAACGTTAATTGTAACGAATACAAGGGTAAGTATTACACAAGTTTAAGTGCGTGGAATATCTTTAATGAGTTTAAGGATGCACCAAGTGAAGCTGAAAAGGAAATGGGTTCAAACAATAGCGTTGAAAGTTCAGAAGATGATTTACCATTTTGAACGGATTATTTAATTAAAAAAGGTTGGTATGTTGTTAGACAATGATTTTTTAACTGAGCAATTAATGATGGGTTACACGTTTCCCGAACTTGCAGAAAATTGGGGGCTGGGTTATACGTGGTTAAATAACAATTATAATTATTCAAAAAAAAGTTTTAAATACATCATTGAACTAACCGAAACAACAGGCAAACAAGAACCATATTACGCTAACGAGTGGGAGTATGGTTCAATGCCAACCTATAATTTTAATGAATTATCCGACAGGGAAATTAAATTTTATTACGAAAATTTAAAACAACAAAACTAATGAACAAAGAACTTGCTAAAAAACTCAATGAACAAGCCCAATTAATAGCTAAAAGGTTTTCAAAAAAAGATAGAGAAGGAAATATTAACAATGAAAATTTTAAAATTAAAGAAATAATCCCGACATCCGATCACACCGCAATTGTATATTTTAAAAAGAATAGCGGTAAAATTGGAATGGCTTTTTTTTATTATATTAATAAAGGAATGTCAAAAGGTTGGAAGTATTTTTTTCCTACTGATAGCCATATAAACGGGATGATGTCAGTATTATATTATAAATTAGACATTGAAAGGGCAAATTATAAACACAATTTTAAATAAATTTTATTATTTTTGTAGTGAGGTTGAGCCGTTCAACTCGTAAAAGGTTTTTGACTTTCCTTCCCTCATTCTTTTTATTAAAGTCAAGTTATAAAAAAGGTTAAAATATGCAACAAGGTTGGATTAAAATACATAGGCAATTATTAGAATGGGAGTGGTACGATGATAATAATACTAAAATAGTATTTCTTCATTTACTATTAAAAGCAAATCATAAACCTAAAAATTATAGGGGTTTAGAACTCAAAGCTGGTACTATATTAACGGGCAGAAAATTGCTTTGTTTAGAAACAAAGTTAACAGTTAGGCAAATTAGAACATCACTAACTAAGCTAAAATCGACCAACGAAATAACCATCAAAACAAGTTCGCAAGGCTCTGTAATTGAGATAGTTAACTATAGTAAATATCAATTAGCGACCAACGAAACGACCAACGAGCGACCAACGAGCGACCAGCAAACGACCACTAACAAGAATGTAAAGAATGTAAAGAATGAAAATAAATTAGAAATTATACAAGCTGATTTATTACAATGGTTTAATTCTGAGTTTAAAAGAAAATTTACTATTATAAATAAAACAAAGTTAAAAGAAAGATTAAAAACTTTTGAAATTGAAAAAATTAAAATAGCTATAAAAAATGCTTATAGTGATAAATACCATATTGAAAATAATTTTAAATATTTAACACCTGAATACTTTTTTAGAAATGATGAAAACATTGATAAATGGTTAAATGTTGAAAATGTAAATAATTCTAAAAACTATAAACCGCCTACATATGGAAACTAAAAAATGGTTTAAAGTAAACGAAAAGATTACCGAACTAAACGATCTAAGAAATAAAGGTCATTTAAAAGGTTGGTCAATTGGTTGGGGGTTTGATAGTTTACCTATTACGATTAAAGAGGGATGCACTTCTTACGTAGCTGGTGCGCCCCACGATGGTAAAACAGAGTTTTGGCTTGAAATATTAATTAATTTATCGGTTAAATATAAAATTAGACACGCAATTTTTACACCTGAAACGGGAACTATTGAAGATATTATTTCTGAATTATGTTTTAAATACATTGGTAAACCATACATTAAAACACAGGATAACCCAATGACTGAAGCCGAAAGGATATGCGCAGAAATGTTTGTTGATGAATATTTTTATATAATTGACCCTTTAGATGATAAAATGACTGCCGATGATTTTTATAAAATAGTTGATGATATAGAAATTAATGAGGGTAAAAGAATACATACTACAATGATAGACCCATTTAACGAACTTTCACACGATTTTAGTAAGGATGAGGGAAGGCAAGATTTATATATAGAAAGAATTTTAGGGGATGTAAGAAAGAACGCAAGAAAAACAAATCGGCATAATTGCGTAATAACACACGTTAGGGATCAAGCACCAATAACGGCTAACGATGTTACATTTTTCCCAATGGCAACGGCTCGTGAAATTGCTGGGGGTCAAGCTTGGTTTAGAAAGGGATTATTAATGATAATTATTTGGCGTCCGCCTTATGGTTTAAATGATGAAAACGGAATAGCATACCAAAAAAATGAAGTTAAGATAAGGGTTGTAAAAAGCAAACCAAAGGGAGTTAGTATTAACGGAACATATACAATGTTTTACGATGTGCTAAAAAATGCGTATTATATGCGTGGAAACCAATATAGTAAACGACATAAAAACTTAATAAGGGAAGAACAAGCGGAATTAAAAATTAATGTACCTAAACCCGTAAATTGGTTTGATACTGAAAAAGATGAGGATTTTTTATAATGGATTTACTTGACTACATAACAATAAAGAACAAGTTTGAAATATTAATTCAACAAACCGAAAATAAATATTTCAAAAAATACAATAACGATTTAGCAAAGGTTAATATTGATAAATTAAGCAAAAAAGATGCAAACGATTTAAAGGTGTCTATTTTAAAAGATAATAATGATTTAAGTGATAAGTATAAAGAAAACTATAAAACCCTCTTAGATGTTCTTAAAAC